CATGGCACAGGTAGTGCGTCAAGTGAACGTCCTCTCGTTCGTGAAGTCGTGGCGAGCGTAGAAGTAATCCACGAGCATCGTCCGCGCCGTCGTGCCTGCGGTCTTGATGATGTGGCCGCCGATCCACTGCGCGCCGGGCCGAATGAATTGCGTGTTGGTGGCGACTTGTACGTCATTGATAAAGAACGCCGCAGAGGCACTCGTCCACGTTGCGGAGAGCTTTATCCACTTCGTTTCCGTGACGGCCACGCTGGTCGTGGAGCGCGAGAAGTCGGCGTTATTCCCGGTCACGCAGCGCCAGTTTGCCGACGCGGCCCGGTCGTACTCAAACGCGACGCACTGCTGGTCGATTCCGTTGCCTCTGACATAACCGATCCGCAGCACATAATCCTCCGTCGCGGACGCCAGCAGCGGGAGATAGATCATCGTCTCAAAGGTCGTGGTTCCGGTGTCGGAGCGGTGTGGGCGGCTCTGGAACGAATCGAAGCCACCACGGCCGGTGCTGGTCGTCCCCGTCGTAGCGGTCATGATTCCGGCGGTCGGGGTCGTGAAGGAGTCTGACGTATTAGAAAAAAAGTTTAGTCCAGAGCCTGCGCCTGAGACTTGACTTCCAAATATGAAGCCGTCCGAGCCTGTGGCGTTGCCGCTGAAATCCATCGTGAAGTCGGTAAAGATTTCCCAGAACCGCGCCCGTCCGCTGCCTCGCCTTGCGACGTGCATCGCCGCAGGCGTCACCACGGTGGCAGCGTTTGTCCCTGCGAGCGCCTGTGCCGTCGTGGCGAACGGCAACCTCGCCGCGTCCAGCACACCGCTTCCGATCTGCGAGGCCGGGAGGCTGGGGATTCGGGCGATGTCGAACTGGCCCGCCGTAACGTCAACTGCGCTATGCGTATGAGATTGAGTCGCGGCCCCGATGTCGACGGGCGTGAGAGCGTCCGATCCCCCGATCGAATGGCTCGCCTTGTGGGCCGCCAGGGCAAGCGAGCCGCTCGAGGTCGTGAGGCCGGAGCCGATCGACAGGGCGACCGTCTGCGTTCCGGAGTTGTAGGTCACGGGAGCAGTCGCCGTGACGACACCCGCTGGGCCTTGTGGGCCGGTCGCGCCAGCAGCTCCCGCTGCCCCTGCCGGGCCTTGCGGGCCTTGAGATCCAGCATCGCCCGTATCGCCCTTCGGCCCTTGCGGGCCTTGTGTTCCTGCCGGGCCTGCTGGGCCTTGCGGGCCTGTGTTGCCGGTGTCGCCCTTCGCCCCAGTTACTCCGGTTGCGCCTTGTGGCCCCGTCGCGCCTTGCGGCCCCTGTGGGCCAGCGTCGCCGGTTGCACCCTTTGCGACCAAAAGTTGCCAGTTGTACCCCGGCGGAGCGCCGCCGATCGTCCACCCGCCGGTCGCCGGCAGCCACCAGAGGCCGCCGTCAAACGTCACCGCGTCGTACAGACTGTAATTGGTGAAGTTATCCCACTCACCGCGATAGTTGTAGGGCATCGGGCCGGTTGCGCCAGCAGCTCCGGCCGGCCCAGGCGGGCCTTGAGGCCCGACTGTGGATGCAGCAACCCACTGAGTCAGATCGCTCGCCAGCCTCCACATACTTTCGTCGGCCTGAACGAACACCAGCATCCCGGCCTCTCGTCGAGGGGCCGGGATCGCGTCCCGCTCCGCCAGCGTGGCGACCGTGCGATAGCCGCCCTTGCCATAGCGGGCCTCGTGCGATGGGTGCACGTCGGCCGTGTCGAGCGGCACGACCGGGGCGACGACGTTGGTGCCCTTGATCTGCGGCATTACGAAATCTCCACGACGGCCGTGCCGGTGATCGGGTAGGTCGAGCGGTAAATGCGGTAGGGCCGCGAGGCTTGCCCATCAAAGGCAATATTTCGCAGCGTCAGCCCCCAGGCGGTCGTCAGAAAGCCGTTGACGCGGAGAACGGGCTCGCCAAATGACACGGGCAGCACGACGTAGAGGTAGGCCGACGCGGCGACGACCGTCTTTTCGATGGCCCGCGATTGGGCCATATCGAGCGAGAGGCTCGTCTTGATCTGGGCGTCGGTGATGTCGGCCGCGGTCGAGGAGCCGACGGCCCGCACGAGCAGCGTCTCATTCGGGGTGGCAGTGGTGCCGGCAACGGCCATAGTTCGTATCCTGCGGATTTTTTGCGAACGATCGGCCCACGACCACGGATGGGATGCCCCGCCGATGATCGCCACCTCGTACAACTTCTCGACGCCTTGCTCCGTGACGGCTATCCGGTCGCCCTTCTTGGGGTCGGCCGGCAGTTCGTCCTTGTGGATGAAGAAATCCAAGCTCTCCATCCGCACCAATTGCCCGGCCGAATCGACAGACTCCCAGCGGCCAACGACCAGCGTGGCCCGGCAGGTTCGCGGCAGGAGCGTGCCGGCCGGTCGGTATTGAACTTCAACGGCGAGATGCTCCCGGCGCTGTTGCTCAAACCACGACTCGGCCTTGGCCAACATATCCTGCATTCGAAATACTCCCGGGAACGGGTTGCGCCCGCGGCGGCGGCTATTGAAAGCGCCGCCGCGGGGCACCCGTCAGCACGCCACTAGGCCTTCATCAGCTTGACGCGGACGGTCGCGTCGCCGGAGGCGGCGGCCGCGACGGCATAGCCGGCGAGCGTGTTGTTCGTCGCCGTCGTCGTCACGTTCTTGGCCGTGTTGTCCCAGTAGACCTTGGCGTACGCGTTGATCGCGCCGGTGGCCTTGGGGAACTCGACCAGGCCGTCGACCACGACCGCCCCAAGCGTGTTCGCCGGGATGTCGTGATCGGCGATGCCGACACCGATGGAACCGAGCACCACCACGTCACCCGACACAACGGCCGAGCCAGGGGTGTAGTCGAGGGAAGCACCCTCGCCAACGATAGAAGCCATTTGAAACTCTCTTTCTTGGAAACAGGGTTAGGGTTGATCGAAGACCCGGCCGGCGGGCTTGGGCTCCCGCCGGCCGGGCACAGTCACGTCAGAGATCAAGCAGTCGCCATCCGGTAGGCACCGTTCTTCTCGCCCTTGGCCACGCCAAAGGAGAAGTGGCCGCGGATCTGCACGCCGAGCTGGTTGAAGTCGGCTTCGGCCGACTCCACGACCGGCTGGCGCTGACCGCCGAGGAAGGCGACTTCCATCGCGGGCAGGTCCATCGGGTCGGCACACAGCCACCAAGTCGACGCGCTCGAGAGGTAGCTCGAGCCCACGACCTGATACCGGCCGGCGAGCACGTTCGCGTTGCCGCGGACGGTATCGCTGCCGGTGATGAGGAGCGAGCTGCTCATGATCTCGGCGGCCGTGAGCTCGAGGTCCGACGGAACCAGCAGGATCCGCGGGGTCACGCCGAGCACGTTGCCGTCGCCGTCCTTGAGCTTGCGATAGCTCGTGGCCGCCGCCTTGAGGGAGTTGAGCGAGAACGCGTTGCCCGCGCCCGCCGTCTCCTTCGCGTAGTAGCTGGCGTTGTTGGCCTCGAAGGCCGACCAGAACACCTTGTTGAGCTTCAGCGCGGCACCGCGGCCGAGCCGGGCGCTGACCTGGGTCAGAGCACCGAGATCGTCGTTCACGAGGTCGACCATCGAGATCGAGCTCAGACGGCCGTAGAGGTCCGCCTTGATCGACCGCGTCTCCTCGCCGGCGTCAGCCGACTTGAGCTCGCCCGTGGGGCCGACCTGCTCGAACTCGAAGCCGCCCGTCACCCGCACGCCCGTCACCGACTTGTAGTCGCTGACCGAGCGAACGGAGGCGATGCGGTCCCAGTTGCTCTCGACGGCAGTGAAGCCGTTGAGGAGGAACTTGCCGTAGGTCGCCGACAGGATCGTCGAGATGCTGTGGGTCGCAAACGCGGCCTTGAGCACCTCGCGGCAGTTGCCCTCGCTGATGCGAGCCGGGCCGGTGTAGCCGTTGGCCTTGGCCGCGGCGAGCACCACCTGGGCCAGCGACGCTTCGCCACGCCGGGCGTGAGCCGCCTCGAGCGTCCGCTCGTCGAAGGCCTTTTCCGCACCGTGCAGGCCACCGGCAAGGCAGAGCGACGCCACGACCGTCTTCGGGTCGTCGGTCGGAGCCTTGACGTGGACCGCCGGCGCGGCGGGGGCGGCGGGGCGCGAGGCCCGCACTTCGGCGAGCAGCTCGGCCTTGATTTCCTTGAGCAGCTCGGTCTTGAGGTCTTGCATCGACTTGTTCTCCTCGGACACGACCGCGGCAGCGGTCACAGGCGTTTCCACGGCGACGCTCGCCGGGGCTTCCGTCGGGGCAACAGCCTCGACGGGCTTCTGGGTGGCTTCGTCAGCCATAGAAACTTCTCCTTGATCGTGCTCCGCTGCGATCTGCACCGTCGTCGAGGCATCGGCCCCGAACATTACGACGCTGACTTCGCGGAGCATGGAACTACGAACTACGGAAATCGGCCCGGTGAACTCCCGGCCGTTGACGGTGACGGTTTCGCCGGCGGCGACGTTTTCGATGCGGTTCACGTCGGCACCGATTGAGGCTTGGAACTTCCAGCCCTTTTTCGCGTAGCTAACGACGCGGTCGTAGATTTCGCCCTCGCCGATCAGATTGCCGGCCAAGGCGAGGTCTTCCATCGAATTGTCGATAGAGTCGGCTTGGCCGAGAGCGGCCGAAATGTCGTACTGGTGGCCGTACATGATCGAAACGACATTCGTCTTCGTGTCCATGCCGGCGAGGTCGACCACGATCGGGTTGCGGGACCACGACTGCCGGATCGCCCGGCCGGTGTACGCCGTGAGTGCAAACCGCGGCTGGCCGCCGCCTTGGCCGTCGGCGGTGACGCCCGGCTGCACGACGTTGAAGTCCGCCTGGGCCACGATCCCGTGGCGGGTGGCGTTCTCGGCGGCAACAGACTCGCGACGGTGGCGACCGCTCATTGGTCTTGCTCCTGGCTGGGGTTGTTTTGCGGGGCTGGCGTTGCCGTCTCGGGGCGGATGCCAAACTCCTCCTCGACGCCGCGCTCAATCGCCCGCTGACGCAGAACGACACGCCAATCGAGGCCGCGCTTGGCACACACGTCCGCGAGGCTCGCCATGTTGTTGTTGACGAGCTCCACGTCGGCGGCGGCTTCCTTCATCGGGTCGATGTGCTCGAAGCCGTCCCAGACCCAACGCCAATTCCACTGGTCGCGGGGCGGCAGGCCGTCGGGGATTGCACCGTCCACGAGGGCGGCCTCGTCGAGCCAACGCTCAAAGAGCGGGTCGAGAATGACGCGCTCGATGTCGCTCCGCTCTGTGCTCAGATGCTTGCGGTAGACGAGGTAATCGCCCCGCATGGACGAGTAATTCGCCTGCGAGCTGTCCATGCACGCCACG